CTAAAGCTGATAATGAAGAGGCAATAAGAGCGGAACAGCAATGGAATTTGCTGCAAGAAATAACTAACACCGCACAAGAACAAGAGCTGCTTAAACTAACGCAACAATATGATAAAAAGCTTGAATTAGCTGAAGGAAACGCTGAGTTAGAAAAAGCATTAGAAGAGCAAAAACAAATTGATTTAGCAGCTATTGATAATAAATATTTACAAGCATCAATTGAAGCTAAGAAAAAAGCAGACGATGAAATAAAATCAAGTGATGAATTAACTGCAAAAGCAAAGATTGATAATCAAAATGCTATATTAAGCGCAACAAGTTCTGTTTTAAGTTCAATTGGTCAAATTGCTAATGCGTTTGCTGGTGATGATGAAGAAAGAGCAAAGAAAGCATTTAATATAAATAAAGGTTTAGGAATTGCACAAGCAATAATTTCAACAGCTCAAGGCGTTATGAATGCTTATACTAATCCAGTAGACGTTGCAACTGGTTTAGCTTTACCAAAAAGCATTGCAATAGGTATAGCAGGAGCAGCACAAATAGCAACAATTGCATCAACTAAGTTTCAACCTAAAGGAGGAGGTTCATCGACATCAGCAGGAGCAGCAGCAATAGCCGCAACATCAACAAGTGCAACTCCTCAAGGCGGTGGAGCTGGAACATCACCAAGTCAAGCACCAAGTTTTAATGTAGTAGGTCAATCAGGTTTTAACCAAGTGGCTGGAGCGTTGTCAGGGCAACAACCAGTTCAAGCGTTTGTAGTTTCTGGAGATGTAACTACTGCACAACAATTACAAAATAATACAATTACACAAGCAACATTTTAAAATAAATACAATGGATATAATAGAATTAATATTAGACGAAGATAGTGAAGGTCTAACTGGAATCGAAGCGGTTAGCATTGTCGAGCTACCAGCGATAGAGTCTGACTTTGTAGCACTATCAGAACAGGAAATTAAATTGGCTAAAGTAGATGGCGAAAAAAGGCTTTTAATGGGGGCTGCTTTAATACCCAACAAACCAATCTTTAGAAAGAATGGAGACAACACTTTCTATGTTTACTTTTCTGAGAAAACAGTAAGAAGGGCAAGCGAATTGTTTTTTCAAAACAGTATGCAGAACAACGCAACCTTAGAGCATGAAATGGAAATTAACAACTTAACTGTTGTTGAATCGTGGATTGTAGAAGATACTGAAATGGATAAATCTAAAAAGTATGGTTTAAGTGTACCAAAAGGAACTTGGGTTATCAGCATGAAAGTAGAAAACGAAGACGTTTGGAATGATTATATAAAAACTGGTAAAGTAAAAGGTTTTAGCATTGAAGGTTTTTTCGCAGATAAAGCACAAGCAAAAGACCCAAGTTTAAAATCTGAATGGAGTAAAGAGTTGGAAGCTATTGAAGAACAAGAAGCTGAATATATGCTTAATAACATTAAAGCACTAATTAAAAAAGACAAAAGAACTAAGTCTGGTAAAAGAACAGAGCTTGAAACATTTAATGATTATCCTGATGCGGTTAGTAATAATGCAAAGCGAGGTATAGAATTAAATAAAAAAGTAAATAATAAATGTGCTACACAAGTAGGTAAGATTAGAGCGCAACAATTAGCAAACAAAGAAAACATTAGTGTTGAAACTTTAAAAAGAATGTATAGCTATTTAAGTAGAGCTGAAGAGTTTTATGACGAAGGAAATAAAGAAGCGTGCGGAACTATCTCTTATTTGTTGTGGGGTGGTAAAGCTGGTTTAAGATGGTCAGAAAGTAAATTAAAACAAATAGAAAATGAAAAGTAAAAGATTTAAAACACCAAGCAACACAAGTCCAAGCAATAGCAGAAGGGGTTGTTTATGTTCTGATAATACTTACAGCAGTAAATGTTGTGATGGAAGTTTGCAAGCTCAAGGCATTGGAAACATAACTGGAACGCCAGAATAAAAATAAAGTTGCAAAAAAATATAACAGTTAACGTTCTCAAACGTTTATAGATATATACTCAAATTATGAAAGCAAACGACATACTAAACAAAATAAAAAATATTGTTGGTGAAAAAGTTGAACTTTCTGAAAACAAAATAGAAATGGCTGAAGTTACTTTAGAGAATGGAACTGTACTTGTTGCAGAATCGTTTGAAGCTGGTAATTCAATATTCATTAAAACAGAAGATGAGCAAATTGCTTTACCTGTTGGAGAATATGAGTTAGAAGGTGGTAAAGTTTTAGTTGTTGTTGAAGATGGTTTAATTGACAGTATTAAAGAAGCTGCTGAAGAAGAAGCAGTTGAAGAAGAACTTTCTGAAGAGTCTAAAGAAGTTAAAGAAACTGAATTAGAAGAAGAAGAAAAAGAAGAAATGAACTATGTTACTAAAGAGGAGTTTACATCTGCTGTTGAAGAAATCAAAGCAATGATAGACGACAAACTTGGTAACAAAGAAGAAATGAAGGAGGAAGTAGAAGTAGAAGAAAAAGAAGAACTTTCTGCTGTTGCTCCCGAACCTGTAAAACATAATCCTGAAGCTGAAGTTAATAATAAACTAAATTTTAAAATTTCTGAAAACAGAATTAAAACAACTAAAGACAGGGTTTTTGATAAAATTTTTAACAATAATTAATATAAAATAAAATGGCTAATAGTTTAAATAGTTTAACTACTACATATGCTGGAGAGTTTGCGGGTAAATATATATCTGCTGCTTTATTATCAGCTAACACAATTGACAAAGGCGGAATAGAAGTGAAGCCGAACATAAAGTATAAATCAGTAATGAAAAAAGTAGCAACTGGTGCTGTAATAGCAGATGCAAGTTGTGATTTTACTAAAACTGACGATGCAGTTACAATAACTGAAAGAATCCTACAACCGAAAGAGTTTCAAGTAAACCTTGAATTTTGCAAAAAAGATTTTTCACAGGATTTTGAGGCGATTCAAATGGGGTATTCTGCATTTGATAATATGCCTCCATTATTTACTGACTACATTATAGGTCACGTTGCTGGAATGGTTGCAGAAAAAACAGAGCAGACTATCTGGGAAGGTGTTGATGGTAGCGGTCAATTCGATGGCTTGGCTACTTTAGCTTTAGCTGATACTGATGTTCTTGATGTAACTGGAACAACTGTTGATGCTGCTAATGTTGTTGCTGAATTAGGCAAAATTGTAGATAGCATACCAGCTTCACTTTATGGAAAAGAAGATGTACACATTTACATTTCACAAAACATAGCAAGAGCATACGTTAGAGCATTAGGTGGATTCGCTGCTACTAATAGTGGTGTAAACGCTCAATCTCATATGTGGTACGGTGATGGCGCACTTTCTTTTGATGGTGTTAAATTATTCGTTGCTAACGGTCTTAATGATAACACTGCAATGGCTGCTCAGAAATCTAACTTATTCTTTGGAACTGGTTTATTATCAGATATGAACGAAGTTAAATTGATTGATATGGCTGACATTGATGGTTCTCAAAACGTTAGAGTTGTAATGAGATATACAGCTGGTGTTCAATACGGAATTGGTTCTGATATTGTTCTTTACCACGTTTAAGAAATAAAAAAATAATTAGGGAGCTGAAATGCTCCCTTAATTTAAAATTAATAACAAATGGCTTGCGATTTAACACAAGGTAGAAAAGTACCATGCAAAGACGTAATTGGCGGCATAGTTAGAGTTTACTTCATTGATTATGGAGACTTAGGGACGATAACTAAGGTTGACGATGAAATTACTGTACTTGCTGGAACTTTTAACGCTTTTCAATACGATTTAAAAGGAACTAACAGTTTAGAAACTGCTATTACCTCAAGTAGAGAGAATGGAACGACATTCTTTGAAGAAACATTAACTTTAACTTTACCTAAGTTGTCTAAAGAAGACAATAAAGAACTAAAACTTATGGCTTACGGAAGACCTCATATTGTTGTTGAGGACAGAAATGGTAATTGTATGTTAGCTGGCTTAGAGCATGGAATGGATGTTACAGGAGGTACAATTGCTACTGGCACTGCTTTCGGCGACATGAGCGGTTACACATTAACACTTACAGGGCAAGAATTAGAACCAGCTAACTTTATTGCTGGAGCTGTTGCTGGAGACCCTTTTGCAACTGCTGCTACAGGAGCAACAATAGTTTTAGGAACTAATAGTTAAAAAAAGACGCGATTAATATAATTGTGTGATTCATAATATATAGTTTGATTGGAGGGGAGGAAGTGATTAGCCTCCCCTTTTTTTATTTAAAAATATGCAAATATTAACTACAAGTGGCACACGAATTATTAACTTTATACCAAGAGAAACAATAACTGGTACTAAAACTTATAAATTAGTGATAAAGTCAGAGGCTCAAAATAAAGTTATATTAACAGACGATGCAGCAACATTTTCTGAACTGGATTACTATTATCAGTATTCAACTACTCAAGCATTAGTTGAAAATAATTACTATACTATTACAATCACCAATACAACAGACAACGCAATAATTTTTAAAGACAAGATGTATTGTTCAGACCAAACACTTTCAGACTATGAAATTTCAAACGGTGTTTATATAGAACAAAGCACAGGAGACAATCAATTTGTACATTATGGATAACTTACACTTAATACAACTTAATCAATACGAACGACCAACTATTACAGAAGAACGTAATAGAAATTATGTATCAATAGGAGATAACAACGACTATTACCAATGTTTGATTGATGCTTATATGGATAGCACTACAAACAATGCGGTAATTAACGGAATAGTTAATCAGATATATGGCAAAGGATTAGATGCTACTGATTCAGCTGAAAAGCCTGACCAGTATGCTCAAATGAAAAGTTTAGTTAAACCTCACGATTTAAGAAACGTTTGCCAAGATTTAAAGCTATTAGGCGAAGCTGCTTTTCAAATTACTTACAATGGCAATAAAATATCAGCAATAACACATTTTCCAAGAGAAACGTTAAGAGCTGAAAAGATGAATGACAAAGGCGAAATAAAAAATTATTTTTATTCTGCTGATTGGTCTAAGGTTCAAAGAAATACTAAACTAAAAAAGTTTCCTGTTTTTGGTAGTGGTGGACAAAATGAAATTTATATTATTAAAAGATATGTTACTGGTTTTTACTACTATTCACCAGCTGACTACAATACATCTTACGCAACACTTGAAAACGAAATTGCTTGTTATTTAATTAACGATACTCAAAATGGTTTTAGCGGAACTAAGGTTGTCAATTTTAACAATGGCGTTCCAGATAGAGAAAAGCAACTTGCTATTAAGAATGATGTAATGTCTAAACTTACAGGAAGTTACGGCGAAAAAGTAATTGTTGCCTTTAATAACAATGCAGAAAGTAAAACGACTGTCGAGGACATACCATTAAACGATGCGCCAGCACATTACTCTTATTTAAGTGAAGAATGTTCTAAAAAGATTATGTTAACTCATAGAGTTACTTCACCATTGCTTTTAGGTTTATCTTCTGCTAATGGTTTCTCAAGTAATGCTGACGAAATAGAAAACGCATCAAGGCTTTTTAACAATGTGGTAATACAACCATATCAAAACCTTTTGATTGATTGCTTAGACACAATATTAGCTGTTAATGATATTAGTTTAAATCTTTACTTTAAAACTATTGAACCACTTGAGTTTATGGATTTAGAGAACGTTGAAGGCGAAGATGCTATTGAAGAACAAACTGGAATTAAAGAAGATGAAAACACCGCAGAACTCGAATTAATGGCTTCTAAGAGTATTTCAAGCAAGGATAGTGATGAACTACTACACGAAGCATTAAATGAGCTTAAAGGCGAAGTAATGGATTCGGAGCAATTTGAGATAGTTGATATTAGAGATGTAGACGATGAAAACGAAAGTGTTGAAGATTGGGCAACTGATATGATTCAGTTAAGCGATGTTGTGGATAGTAAAGAAGATGGTTTTTCTACTTTAGATAAATCAAAATACAAAGTTCGTTATAAATACGCTAAAGGTAGTAGTAGAGGTGGAAACAGTAGAGAGTTTTGTCAAGAAATGATGAACAGAACAAGAGCTGGTATAGTGTATAGATTAGAAGATATTGACAAAGCAAGTAGAGATATGAACTTTAGAGCTGCTAAGTTACCAATGCACAAGGGCGAAAAATACGACTTGTTTAAATTCAAAGGCGGTGTTTATTGCAGACACAAATGGCAACAAGTATTGTATACTATTAAAAAAGGCAAAGAAGTAGGTAGTGATGATTTAGATGACTACAAGAAAACTAAATCAATCCCTAAAAGTTACGAACCAACTCCAAGAGGCGCACAACAAGCTAAAAAAGCTCCTGTTAATATGCCTAATAATGGACATCACCCAAATTATAAGAAATGAGTAAAGCACTTTTTGTAACAAGACACGATATTTCAGTATTTACTGCTGCTAATGGTAATATAGATAATGACAAACTGTTGCCATTTATAAATCAAGCTCAGGATATACATATCCAGAATTATCTTGGAACAGATTTGTATAATAAAATACAAGCAGAGATTGTTGCTGGTACATTAGCTGACCCTTATTTAGCTTTATTAAATGACTATATAAAAGATATGTTGCTACACTGGTCAATGGTAGAATACTTACCTTATGCTGGTGTTAATATTGCTAATGGTGGTATATACACAAAGAATCCTGAAAATAGCACAGCACTAAGTAAAGAACACGTAGATAGCTTAATTGAAAAAAGTAGAACAACAGCTCAGTTTTACACAAATAGATTTATTGATTATATGCAAAGTGGAATAGCACCTTCAAATTTTCCAGAATATTACAGTAACACACAAGCGGATATGTATCCAGATGATGTTGCAGATTTTGGTGGTTGGGTACTTTAAAAATAAAAACAAATGAGTGATACTTGGGGTAAAGGTTCGGTAAATAATAACATAGGTTGGGGGCAAGCTGCTGGTAGTGCGACTAATGACTGGGGTAAATCTCAGAAGGAAAGTTGGGCTGGTCAAACAGATATTGTTGGCATAACTTCTGTTTCAATTACTTATTCATCAAGCGCATTTTGTTCTGACGCAAATGACCCTACACCAACCATAAGTAACAACGCTGGTGCTGGAACTTTTAGTTCTACTGCTGGTTTAGTTTTTATTAGTACAACAACAGGTGAAGTTGACATTTCTGGTTCAACTGCTGGTAGTTATGTAATTACTTATACTGATACTGATGCTGCTACTGCAACTTTTAATTTATCTATTAATACAATACCTACTGTAACAGTAAGTGCTTCTGCTGGTACTATTTGTGATGGTGAAAGCACAATATTAACTGCAAGTGGTGCTAATTCTTACACTTGGAGTAATGGCGGAACAGGAGCGAGCATAACAGTTTCACCAAGCACAACAACTATATTTACCGCAACTGGAACAGATTCAAATAGTTGTACAAGCTCAGGCGGAACTACAATTACAGTTAATGCTCAAGATAGTGCTGCTTTTAGTTATGCTGCAAGTGCTTTCTGCGCTAATGGTACAGACCCAATTCCAACAATAACAGGTACTGCTGGTGGTGCTTTTACTTCTACTGCTGGAATAACTTTAAATAGTTCTACTGGTGAAATTGATTTGGATGCTTCTACAGTTGGCACTTATTCAATTACTTATACGACTACAGGAGTTTGTCCAGATAACCAAAGTACAAACATCACAATTAACGCTGCTGATAATGCTGCATTTGCTTATTCTGCGAGTAGTTATGAACCAACAGATGCAGACCCAACACCAACTATCACAGGTTTAACAGGCGGAACGTTTAGCGGAACTACTGGTTTAGTAATTAATTCTACTACTGGTGAAATAGATTTAAGTGCTTCTACTGTTGCGAGTCATACTATTACTTATGATACTACTTCAAGCGGTTCAAGTGTTTGTCCAAATACATCTACTCAAACTGTAGAAATTGCTTTAGCAGGTATTGCTAATAATTACAGTATGAGCTTTGATGGTACTAATGATTATATAGATGCGGGAACTGGTTTAGGAAATTCTTTGGGCAATTCTTATAGTGGTGATTTAAGTATTTCGATATGGTTTAAAGCTACATCAATAGGAACGGCTGATGGACTATTTTCTATTAACAATGGCAATGGTGTTTTTGGTCCTATACAAATATATTTTTATAGTAATAGATTATATTTTAGAGTTCAACCAACTCAATCAGGTTGGAATTATATTAGTATTCCTTTTACAGATACAACAAGTTGGCATCATTTAACCGTTGTTTATAAGTCAGGTAGTCAATCCAATTCTAAAATGTATTTAGACGGTGCTGATATTTCTACAAATTCTGGAGGTTCATTTCCAACAACATTAGATTTTGATGGTATTAAAACTTTAATTGGCTACTATTATTCTGATTCTTATCTTTTCAATGGCTCTATTGACGAGGTAGCAATCTGGAACACAGCTCTAACATCTACACAAGTATCGGAGATATACAACGCAACAGACACTAATTTAACTAAAGACTTAACCACAGTATCAGGTTCAAACCTAATATACTGGAATAGAATGGGAGATTAATTATG